AAAGATGATGGAAGCTGAAAACCCACAAAGGTTGTGGAGAATTAAGCAGAACAGACAAGCAGCAGCAATAGAAGCAAACCGTAAAAAATACGAAAACGCAGACTTTGCAGAGCAATGTAAGACAAAAGAAAGAGTAATCAAAAAGCAGATGAAAAAGAGAGGGACACTTTAACAGTGTCATGGTGTCACCTAGCCCAGTACCTATCAAGTAAGGTACTGGGCTATATTAGATTAAAAGCTCCATGTATCGCTTTATTCAGTCTATCAAATAGCTATGTCTTATCGCGCGTGCACGCGCGCGCGAAGCGCGCACGCGCGCACGCGCGGCCTTTTCGGCGCTGTTGTTCGCAAGCTCACAAGCGCCGTATATTATATAACTTGTTGTAGCCGTAGTAGTAGAGACTGTGGAAAAGTTGATAACAGTAAAAATTATCCGTTATCACGTTATTTTTAAGAGAAATCACTAGTTGAAAGTCTTGTTAAAAACTTGTTGAAATGTTAAAAGTTAGTCAAAATGACGAAAATCGTTGTGCAACATTTTGTGGAAAACCTGTTGAAACTGTTGAAACTGTTGAAAACGCGCAAGCGCGCAAGGAGTGGATTTAGCCGAGCTCCGCGTTCGCTGCGCACGGCAAGGCGCTAAAGCGCCATTCAAAACAAAGGAACAAAACCAGATTACAAGAGAAGGTTACAAATATATTACAAAACAACAAAACTATAGAAAATCCTATTGACAAGTGATATAATAAAGTCAGAGAAGAAAGGAGCAAAACCTATGAAAAAATTCTACGAAATCAGTTTCTGGACTAAAAAAGGCGGTGAGCAAAAGTGGAAAATCCACATTGAAGCAAAAAACGCAAAGGAAGCAAAAGAAATTGCAACTCTTGAATGGGAAAACGACAATCGTCTAAACGGAATGCACCGATTCACTATCAATGTCAGAATCTTAAAAGACAATGAGGAATTTAAGTGGCACTATTTCACAAAAATAAAGGAGACTTGACAAAAATGATTAAATGCTATATCATGGACACAGACGCAAACGAAAATGTTGGAAAACATTTCAAGGTAAAAGAATTTGCTTGCAAAGACGGCTCTCAGGTAGTTTTCATAGACGACTATTTAGTATCTATCCTTGACATACTCAGAAATCAAATCGGCAAACCGGTACACATAAACAGCGGATACCGGACGCCGGCAAGAAATAAAGCCGTAAACGGTGCGAAATACTCGTACCATATGCGAGGAATGGCAGCAGATATCCGGGTCAATGGCATGAGTGCCAAAGAGGTTGCCAACAAGCTGAATAAAATTGTCCCGGCAGAATGCGGTATCATCGTATACAGTACATGGGTACACATCGACACACGCAAAAAAAAATACAGAAAGGGGGTGTAAAAATGGCACTGGTAAGTCTGAAAGACATTAAGCAGGCAATCGCAGTACTGCGGGAAATCCTCGAAAAGCTGGACGAAATCTACCACGCTCTGCACGACAAGAGCTGAAAAAGGAGAACAGCAATGATAAAACCATGGAATGTACGTGACCAGACCAAAGAAGCTCTTGAAGAGCTATTAAGACGTAAATACAAGGAGATAGACGGCAACTTCAAAATACTGAAAAAAATCTCAAACATCAACGATGCAAAGAAGCTGTTAGACGAAATCTGGCAGATGAAGAGCTTTACGAACGCAATCGAGATGGAGCTTATCAGAAGGGAGTATAACGATGGCACGACATCGTAAGAGGATGAGCGGCGCAAAAGACCGCCGTATGTTCAACGTAACCGCACGCAAAACCAAGACTATCAACCTCAGCCAGAAGCCTATGCGCGGTGGAATCCGGCTGTAAGAGAAAAGGAGCAAAACAATGAAACACAACTACTACGGAATCTGGGACAGTGTAGCAAAATGTTACGCATGGGTTGGTGAGAGCAAGAACGATGCAACCTTTGCGCGTATGTGCAACGTGATGGCAAAGGACGAAAAAACCTTCATTGGGCAGAGCCCGCAGGACTACACCGGCTTTAAGCTGGCAGAATTCGAAGACGAGACGGGACTTTTCCAGAACTGGAAAGAAAAAGTATGGGAGGGCAAGCCGAATGAATAAACGATACGAGGAAGGGCGAAAGCCCTTCTTTTCGGATGCAGGCGAAAACGAACGAAAGCAGTACGTCTGGGCAAAAGACGAAAACGGCGAAGAATACCTTCAAGAGACAGCATCTATCGACATTCAGGCTGAAATCGAAAGCTATGCAGACGAGTGTGATATTAAAAACATCGTGCGGAAAGCAAGTTTCGACCCGGAATTTCTGAAAAGTCTATCACAAGGCGCAATAACCACAGAGGAAACGCCAATCACAGACATCACGGAATTTCCGCAGAATATCCACGAGTATCACCAGATGATGGCAACGGCACAGGCAAAAGCCATGGAGCTGGCAAAGCTACAGGAGATGGCAAAAACAGAGCCTAAACCGAAAACCGAAGCAAAGGAGGAAGAACAGTGAACAGAAACAACGAAAGACGCTTTCTGAATGTGCCACAGATGCACACAAGCAGAACGCGTTTTAACCGTGACCAGACGATTTTAACCACGTTTGACAGCGGCAAACTTATCCCGTTTTTCGTAGATGAAGTGTTGCCGGGCGACACTTTCCAAATCGACACAAGCGCGATCATCCGAATGACCACGCCTAAGTATCCGGTCATGGATGATGCGTTCATAGACTTCTACTACTTCTATTGTCCAAACAGAATCCTGTGGGATGACTTCAAATACTTCATGGGAGAAGTAGAGGACAAGCCATGGGCACCGACCAAAGATTACAGAGTACCGGAACTAGCATGCATTGGAAGTGAAAAAAACCCAGTGCCATACGAAAGAAGCATTCTAGACTATATGGGAGTGCCAACAAAAATCAAAAAAGAATTCAGAATAAACGCGCTGCCGGTACGAGCCTATGTAAAAATCTGGAATGAATACTTCAGAGATGAAAACGTAGAAAACAGAGCAGTGCTAGTAACAGCTGGACAAGATGAAGCATACCAGGATTCATACAGTGCAGCATACCCAACTCCAGGCACAAAAGAAAATCTGGACGATACGCTTAAAAAAGCATACACCGGTGGACGATGCTTGCCAGTAAACAAGTTCCATGACTACTTCACAAGCTGTTTACCTTATCCGCAGAGAGGGCCGGAAGTAACATTACCGTTAGGTGGTAACGCACCGGTTGGATTGTATAAAGACACAGCGCTAACACAGTTTGGAACGGTAGGAGGACACGCGGGAATTTATTTGAACCAGACGCTAAGCGGAAGCGCACTTGCACCAAATATCGGTAACAGCCAAAACGAAAACTACAAAGGATATGCGCTAGTAGCAGGCAGTTCAGACCCGACAAATCAAGTAAACGACACGGCCTATTTAGGTGCAGATCTGACAAGGGTAACCGCAGCAACAATCAACGACTTGCGAAATGCTGTTGCAGTGCAGCAGTACTACGAAGCCCTGGCGCGCGGTGGCAGCAGGTATCGCGAACAGATACAGGCACTATGGAACGTCACAATCAGCGACAAAACGGTACAGATTCCCGAATATTTGGGCGGTGGACGCTATCACATCAACATGAATCAGATTGTTCAGACGAGCAGCCAGCAAAACGAAACAGATACACCCATCGGCGAAACTGGCGCAATGTCAGTAACACCGGTAAATGAAAGCAGTTTCACAAAATCGTTCGAGGAGCACGGCTTTGTAATCGGTGTAATGTGTGTTCGTCATAATCACAGCTACCAGCAGGGACTTGAGCGTTTCTGGAGCAGAAGAGACAGACTAGACTACTATGTACCACAGTTTGCAAACCTTGGCGAGCAGCCTGTAAAGAAAAAGGAAATCATGCTGACCGGTAACAAGTCAGACGAAGAAACATTCGGCTATCAGGAAGCATGGGCAGAATACCGGATGAAACCAAACCGTGTAAGCGGGCTTATGAGAAGCAACGCAACAGGATCTCTGGACTTCTGGCACTATGCAGACAACTATTCAACCGTGCCGACACTGTCGCAAGGCTGGATGGTAGAAGGAAAGGACGAAATCGCAAGAACGCTCATCGTTCAAGACGAACCGCAGTTCTTCGGAGCAATCCGCGTAGCAAACAAAACTACCCGTTGTATGCCGCTGTACAGCGTACCGGGGCTGTACAAACTGTAAGAAAGGAGGAAGCCCGGGCAAAACCCGGGCTATTTTTAAATGGCAGCCTTATCAACATTCTTAACCGCACTCAACATAGCGGGAAACGTTGCAAACACGGTTGGAACATTCGCAAATGCTGGAAAACAAATCGCAGGAGCATTTGGAGGATGGGGGCAAACAGGCAACAGCCAAAGCAGCGGAGGAAGCACACAGCAAGGCGGTGGACACTCTGAAAGCGGAAGTCAATCAGGAACAAACGTGCAGCAGGTTGATGACTGGCTTAAACAGGCATATGCATACCAAGGACAAGAAAGCGCCATGCAGGGCAAATACAACAGCCAAAGTATGTTAAAACAGATGGGATACAACACCTTACAAGCAATTATGCAGGGCGTATACAATCACATCGAAAATAGCGTAGCCATGAACTACAACAGTGCAGAAGCACTAGCAAACAGAGAATGGCAAGAACATATGTCAAACACGGCATATCAGAGAGCCGTAGAGGACATGAAAAAAGCAGGGATTAACCCAATACTTGCATTTGCAAACGGAGGAGCAAGCACACCGGGAGGAAGTGCAGGAACAATCAGCGGAACAAGTATGGGGCTGGCAAGCAGCAGCGCACTTGGAGTAAGTCGAAGCGGAGGATTTGTACCAAACGCATACGAAAGCTCTAGTTGGTCACAAAGTGACTGGTTTAATGCCGCGCAAAGCTGGCAACAGATGCTCAGCACAACACAAATGACACCTTACGGACTACAGAAAGCCTTAACCGAAATCGGAGACGACACCGGAAAAGCAATCCAAAAGAGCGTAAAGACCAATACAAAAATCCAAGGAAACACACACGGAAACAGACAAACCGAAATGAGACAAGACAAAACTGGAAGCTATGGTGAAAAAAGAAAGCCGGGTGACTATTTAAGGTGAGTTGTTACAAGCCATTAATAAGGCTGTACAATCCCGAAAACAAAGAAATAAGCGGGCGGGTGTATTCACTCGCCCGTTTTTCAGAAATATCGGGAAAACAGCTAAAATATGAAGATTTAATGTACAGAAAAGATGTAATGTTGATACCATGCGGGCAATGCATCGGATGTAGAATCAGACAACGCGAGGACTGGACAACACGCATAGAGTTAGAAGCAAGAGATTATCCAAGGGAAGAAGTATGGTTTATTACACTAACCTATGATGATGATCACGTACCGGGTATGATAATCGAGACAGGCGAAATCATGCGAAAAGTGCAATACGTCTGGAAACCGAATAAGAAGCGTCCTGAAAGCGTCCAAACGTTGCTATATACTGACGTTCAAAAATTCTTAAAACGTCTCAGAAAGGCTTACAGGGGCAAATTACGCTATTTTGTAGCGGGAGAATACGGAGAGCAGACAGCAAGACCGCATTACCACATGATACTATACGGATGGCAACCGACAGACCTAGAAAATCTATACAAGATACACCACAACGGATACTATACTAGTAAATGGTTAGCAGACCTATGGGGCATGGGTCAGATACAGATAGCACAAGCAGTACCAGAAACATATAGATATGTTGCAGGGTATGTAACCAAAAAAATGTATGAAATAGACGGAAAGAAAGGAAATGAATATTATGAACTAGGGCAGCAAAAACCGTTCGCTTGTATGAGCCTTAAACCAGGTCTAGGAGATAACTATTACAAAAAACACAAGGCCGAAATCTGGAAGCAAGGCTACATCCAATGTACAAACGGAAAGCACGCACAGATACCACGCTATTACGAAAAGATGATGGAAGCTGAAAACCCACAAAGGTTGTGGAGAATTAAGCAGAACAGA